CCACACATTCGCGACGGGGTTCAAGGTACTTTATGCTTCTACATCCTTCCCGCAGGTCAGCGTGAACATCATCCTCCCGTCCGGGAAGACGGTGACCTTTTCGACCATGGTACACCATAATTCTTCCGTAAAGACCTCCGTGCTCGTCATGAGCCCGTGGATGAACAGCCCAATGCGATCGGCGTTGCGGCGCTTCTCTACAATCGCTTTGTCCACCCGTGCGATCTCTGCGACCAGATCGGCGTCCTCTTTGGCCAGTTTGTCGTGGCGATCGTTGTATTCTTTCTGATCCTGCGCGACAGTGGCATTCTGATGGATGGCCTGCAGGAGCATTTCGCTGATGGCGTCGTGCTTGGCCATGAGGCAGGATTTTTCTTCTTTCAGCCCACTGTCATCTCCGACCATCCGCTGCACTTCCTTCAGGTCTTTTATCATTTCCGTCCGGTCAAGCGCCAGCTTCCGGAGTATGCGTTCAAACGCCGTCTTTATCCCGTCCTCTGTCAGCGTGGGCGTTTCACACTTGGTGTCACCATTGAACTTGTCGTTGCAATGCCACACGACACGGCGGTGCTTGTCGGTGCTGTGCCAGACCTTTGAGCCGTAAATCTGGCCGCACTGGCCGCAGTAGATTCGTCCGCTGAAGATCGTGCCGCCGGTGGCGTGGAGGCCCTTCCGCCGCTCGAACTCCGCCTGGACGCGGCTGAACGTTTCCCTCGGGATTATGCCCTCGTGATCGTTTTCGATGTAATACTGCTGAACCTCCCCATGATTCTTGATCCTGTCTTTGGAGAGGAAATCTACGCTGTACGTTTTTTGCAGCAGCTTATCGCCGATGTACGATTCATTTTGCAAAACCCGACGAATTGTCGTGTCTGACCATTTCTTCTTCCCCGCCGGTGTCGGTACGCCCTCGTCAGTCAGGATTCGCGCAATCTGGAACGGAGTGTTTCCAGACAGGAACATGCCGTATATGCGCTCCACAATCTTCGCCTGTTCGGGGTTAACCACCAGCCTGCCCTCGGGCCCTTTGTCGAAGCCCAGAAAGTGCTTGTAGTTCAGACTGTAGCGCCCGTCCGAATACTTCTTCCTGATCCCCCAGCGGACGTTCTCGCTGATGGACCGGCTCTCTTCCTGGGCCAGTGACGACATGATCGTGATCAGCAGTTCCCCATTGAGAGGCAAATTGATACAATCACACTATGAACCCAAAGTGAACCCAAAACGGGTCAGCTGGGTTCATCGTTTGTCAGTTCCCGTAAATCAAGGATTTTCCCGCCTTTCTGGGTTCATCGAAAAAAGCCCTGCCAGGTTTCACCCCGGCAGGGCTGCTGTTCTTTTCAGGCTTCGATCTCCATTCCGCTCGTCAGGGTGAAGGTGATCTTGTCCTTGCTGTGTACCGTCATGCTGTCAACCAGACCGGACCACTGAGCCTTGTCGAACTCGGTGTAAAGCTCCGGCAGAGCCTTGACGGTTTCGATGAACCGCTCCAGCTTCCGCCTGCGCACCATCCGCTGGCTGATCTGGTCGGCGACGGCATCCCGCTTTTTCTCGGTTTCCTCATACCGGCTGACCAGGGCGTCGTAGCGTTCTCTGTACTCAGTCTGGTTCTGCGCCGTCCGTGCGTTCTGCGCGATGAGGTCATCCACCGCCTTGGCATCGACGGCGAGCTGCTGGTCGAGCAGGCGTTTTTCCTTTTCCAACTCGGTGGTGTCAGAAAGCCTGTCCTTGATGTCGGTAAGTCCCGTGATGTAGAAATTCCTGTCCGCGCTGAGCTTGTTTACCATCCGCACGAATGCCGCCTTGACCTCATCCTCGGTCAGGTGTGGTGTGCGGCAGCGCGTCTTGTCCTTGAACTTGGCGTTGCACTGCCAGATGACCCGGCGGTACTTGTCGTTGCTGTGCCAGACCTTCGAGCCGTACCAGCCGCCACAGCATCCGCAGCGGATTTTACCGGAGAAGATGGTCGCGCCGCTGTGCTTGGGGTCGCGGGCGCGTTCCTCGAAAATGTCCTGCACCAGTTCAAACTGGTCGGGGTCGATGATGGCGGGATGGCTGTCTTCCACATAATACTGCGGAACCGAGCCGTCATTCTTCACCGCCTTCTTCGTCAGGAAGTCTGGGGTGTAGGTCTTCTGGAGCAGGGCGCAGCCCTTGTACTTTTCATTTTTCAAAATGGATCGCACCGTGCCTTCGTACCATTTCTTCTGGCCTCCCGGAGTTTCGTATCCCAGTTCCGTCAGCTTCTTCGCTATCGCCTTTGGGGAAAGCCCGTGGATGAACTCACTGTAGATGAACACGATGGTTTTCGCCTGTTCCTCGTTGATGACCATCGTGCCGTCTTCTCCCTTCTCGTATCCGAGGAACCTGCCGTAGCACATGGAAAACCGTCCGTCAGAGAACTTTTTCCGCTGACCCCATTTCACGTTCTCGGAAATGCTGCGGCTCTCTTCCTGCGAGAGGCTGCTTAAAATTGTCAGGAGCATTTCCCCTTTGGAGTCGAAGGTCCATATCGACTCCTTCTCAAAAAAGACCTCCGTGCCGTGTTCCTTCAGCGCCCGGATTGTGGTCAGAGAATCGACCGTGTTCCGAGCGAACCGGCTCACCGATTTGGTCAGCACCAGGTCGATTTTTCCGGCCAGCGCATCGGCGACCATCTGCTGGAATCCCTCACGGTGCTTTGTGCTGGTCGCGCTGATGCCCTCGTCGCTGTAGATGCCCACGAACTCCCAATCATCCCGCGCTTTGATGAAGTTGGTGTAGAAGTCGCATTGTGCCTCGTAGGAACTCTGCTGTTCCTCATGGTCGGTGGAGACCCGCGCGTAGGCCGCCACCTTCCTTTTTGCCATGCTGCCGATGGGAGCCGCCGTCTGGCGGTTAATCGTCGGCGGCAATACTGTTACTGTTCTTGCCATGTTCAGCCTCCCGTTTTGCCTTATTCGTTGCCAGCCGCCTGGCCTGCTTCTTCCATGAAATTTCCCGCAGTTCCTGTACCTTCGCAAAAAGCTCCGGGTCGATGATGGCATCGTGGTCGTTTTCAATGGCCTCGTCCTTCCCCGTCCCGGAGTACCTTGCCGCCAGGGTGCGCCTGCCGCTGTAGCGTTCGTCATCGAGCATCCGGCTGATGAACTTGTGCGAGACCTTGCCCCGGAAACTGGCGTAGCCCGCCGCCTCTACCTCTTTGCGGATATGCTCGATTTTCATTCCGTCCGCGTAAAGCCTGTAGACCAGCCTGACCATTTCCGCTTCATCCGGCACCACCCTGTAGCCGCCCTGCGTCCACTCATATCCGGGGAACTTCTGATGCGGATCGTCGGTCGCCATGTGGCTCTGGCTGTACAGCTTAATCGGGACTTCCTTCTCCGTCCCATCGTAAAAGCGGAACACCAGCGCCTCGCCTTCCGTCGTGATGATCTTGTCCACCCGCTCGGTGAAGGCGCAGTCATCAAATTCCTCCATGCCCATTGCCTTGGCGGCCGCCTCGCGCAGCCTGTCGCCGCGCAGACTCAGGGAATCGCAGAATGCCTTCTTATGCTTTATCTTTCCAAAGCACACCCAGCTTTCCTTCAGCCCATCCGCTCTGGCGATCCTCGTCATCCCCTTGGTGTAGTTGTATCCACACTTGCCGCAGATGATTTTGCCGGAGAAAACGCTGGGCTTTACAATCCGATGCACCGTGGGGTTGTACTCACGGGCATCCCGGATTTTGTCCTGTACCGCCTGCCAGACGTCACTTGGGATGATGGGCGCATGGTTGTTTTCGACATAGTAGCGAGGCAGCTCGCCCTCGTTCTTTTTGCTCTGATGGTCGAGCGGGTTTGGCGTGAAGTATTTCTGCAAAATGACGTCGCCCTTGTAAACCTCGTTCTGGAGCATATAGGTGATGCCGACGTTGCTCATCCCCGGATAGCCGTTCTCGTTTACCCACCGCTGGATTGCCTTGATGGGCACGTCAGCGAGGAAGTCGCTGTAAATCCTGCGCACCACCTCTGCCTCGTCCTCCTGGATGATGAAAGTCTCACCGTCCCATCGGTACCCAAAGGCCGCCGTGTGCCACTGCTCACCGCGCTCGAACTTTTTCTGGATCGACCACTTGATGTTGGTGGAGATGGACTTGCTTTCTTCCTCGGCGAATCCCGCGAGGATGGAAAGCATCAGTTCCCCATCAGCGGTGAGGGAGTCGATGTTCTCCTTTTCGAACCGGACGGAAACGCCCAGTTCCTTCAGATGCCGGACGATGTTCAGCAGGTCGACGGTGTTGCGGGCAAAGCGGCTGATGCTCTTGGTAAGCACGATGTCTACCATCCCAGCCTCGCAGTCGGCGATGAGCCGCTGCAGTTCCGCCCGTTTCGCCGTCCCCGTTCCGGAGACAAAGCTGTCGGCGTAAACGCCAGCGTACTCCCATTCCGGGTTGCCCTGGATCAGTTCGCTGTAGTAGCTGACCTGGGTGGAGAGGGAATGCGCCAGCTTCTCCGATTCCATCGAAACGCGGGCATAGGCGGCGACCTTTTTCCTTGGTCTGAGCAGAGGCTTCTTTGCCTCAATCCTTTGAATTTTCAAGGTTTTTCGCCTCCTTTCCACCCACTATTCATCACTCTTTTCGGGTCAGAAAGCAAGTCATTTACCGCTAAGAGGGAGCCTGTTTTCGGAGAAATACTGCGGGCATAATCTGTACTGATCTGACAATATTCCTCGTCGGTAATAAGCCCCTCGCGCCACATCTTTTTCACGAAGTACATGAGTCCCTGGTAGCGGTTCTCGCGGTCAAATTCTTCTTCCGTCATTCGCATACCGCACCTCCGAACCTTCCCTCGACGTAGCAATCATGGGAACAGTACTTTCTGTTGCGGATGCCATAGGCGTAGAAGGTCTTCCCGCAGGTCGGACAGGTATGTTCGAGCATGGCGGCCCGTCGGACCTCGCCTATATGCTCATTCCAGTATTTACTCCGGCATGAGTCTGAGCAGAACTTCTTTTCCTTGCGGCCGGGATAGATGGTCATCGGCTTTCCGCAATACTGGCAGGGTTTCTCCCAGGGCTTGTCAGTGACAGCCACATCCGGCATGGATTCCACATCACCCGTCAGCCCCTGCCTGCGGCAGAAGGTCTTCACCGTGTTCCTCAGAACCCCCGTTTCTTCAGCAATCTGCGTCAGGCTTT